AATATGACTGAAATGCAAATAGATAGCCTTCCTTTGAATGAATATAAAGAGTTGAGTAAAACCATAGCTTTCTTAAATGAGGCGATAGAAGGCACACCTAAAAAGCATATAAACATATCCTACAATAAGAGGTACAAGATTAATTACGATGTCAGTAAGATGCCATTCGCTAGGTATATAGAAAGCAAGGTATTTAGCGAAGACCTGTATGGTAACCTACATAAGTTAGCAGCTACAATGGTAATACCACAGAAGCGAAAGTTCGGTATTTGGTTTAATGAGAAGTACGATGCTAGTAAGCACGAGATATACTCAAATGATATGTTGACTGCAAGGTTCGTAGATGTGTATCATTCGTTGGTTTTTTTTTATCAAGTATACAGAAATTGGATAGAAGTTTCAAAGGGTTATTTGGTGAAGAAGATGGTGGAAGCAGGGATGCAGGAAGCACAGGCGAAAGAGGTGGTTCAAAGTTTATGCATTATTTTGGATGGCAATATAGCACCAAACTTATTGCCGAGTACGAAAATTGCACAGTTAGCGTAGCCTATGAATTAAGTACAATAGAATGTTTAAACATATTAGCATATCTAAAAGCTAAGACAGATTACGACAATGAGCAGATAAAAAAAGTAAGATAGTTTTCATAGTTGGATTTTTTGGTTTACTTCCCCATCCCTAAAAAGGTGGGGATAGTTATTTTAAGCCTGTTATACTATTTATTAGTATGAGCATATCCAAAGCACAGGCACAGGCAATAGCAGATGGCTTCCTAAATACATTAGGTGAACAACCTATGAAAGAGGGAGAAATGCCTGTTGCTGAAAGATTGTTAAAGGATTTTGGTGCAGACTTCATTAAAACTGCACAGGCTAATCTTAGGGCAAATGGGTCTATTGCTTCAGGTGCTATTGATGATATTAGAATGTACTTTAGTAAATTTGGTACAACATATAGTATTTCTTTAGGATACCCTAAATCAGAAAAGGCTTCTAAGTATTGGGATTTTATAAACAAGGGTGTAAAGGGAACTAAAAATATTAAGGCAGATTCAAAAACACCTTATAAATTTAACCCATCTAAAAAAAGTATTCCTATTTCAGCAGTACAGGGATGGTTAGGATATAACAAATTAAAAGCAACTTCAGTAAAACCATACAGGAAATTAGGGGTAGAAGCTAAAGCAATAGATGCTAAAAAGTCTTTAGCCTATGTGGTAGCTAGGTCTATACATAGAAAAGGTATCAGGTCTACTCATTATTTTGACAATGCCCAAAAAGAGGTATTCGGTAAAAACTTCTATGAGGTAATGGAAGCTGCATTAGGTAAAGATATTCAAATTAAAATAAGACAAATCGGTAAAGAAATAAACAATGGCAATAACAATACAAAGTAGTCCTGCTCCTTATTCAAGTATGCATAATGACTTGTGGTATGTTTCAAGTTCAAACTTAGTAAATCAGACTGCATTTAAATTCGTGTACGATGTATACGTTAATGGCGCACAGGTAAGCAGAACTAAAGTATATCCTGCACCATCTGCAGAAGGCAGCTATGGTATATTTAATCCTTCCCCTATGGTAAGGTCATTTGTTACTAACTATTTTGAACCATCAGGTTCATCAATCCTAGTAGCTTCTAATGACAAAATAAAGGTTGATTCTACCATTCAAATAGGTGAGGAATATGTAAGTGGTGGTAACCTTATAACTAACCTAAATTTGGCTTCTAGTGCGTTAAGTGCGTATAACTATTACCCACCATTATTTGCAGACATATTATTTACTAATGAAGATAATCCATTAGTGCTATCTGATTACTATGACAATCTATTAATAGAAAACTTTACAGATGATTGGTTAACAGAAAGGGACACAAACAATATCACTATAGAATATGGTGATAATTTTTATGCTACATTCTTTAGGGTAACTGCAGGTGCTTATTCAGCTAAAATAGATGTCCTTAGTGAAGCAGGTTCTATACTTGATACTGCTAGTGGTTCAATCACATTTAGCGGACAGATGAACCTATTTAACTGCTCTGCTGCTAGTATTAATACTTTTGCAGGTAGAAGTTTGATAACAGAATCTGCTTATGCATATGATGTATATATCAAATTAGGTGCAGCTGAATCTAGAAAGTTAAGATTTACACAGAGGTGTTATCCTAAATACAGACAATACAACCTTAACTTTTTAAATAGATTAGGCGGTTGGGATACAATGAAATTCGCATTAGTAAATAGAAGGTCTAGTGAGTTCACAAAAACAAGCTACAGAAAAAACGAATATCAGCTATCAGGCAATGCAATGACTAACATTGATTCTTATAACAAGTACAATGAAAGCACAGTTAACTATGCCATCCAACATAAGGATATGTTCCATTTAATATCTGATTGGGTAAGCCAACAGGATTACGAATGGTTAGCACAGTTGATGTCTAGTTCTATTGTTTATATGGAAGTACAGGGTGCATTTTTCCCTGTTACTATTAGCAACAATAACTATCAATACAAACTAGAAAGTGCAGATAAGTTATTTAATTTTGAAATAGACATTGAAGTATCTAAATATGTAAACAGTCAATTCAGATAATGGTTAGTACAGAAATATACATAGAAGATTATAAGTTAGAATTATCAAAGGAATTAAGCACAGAGTTTAACTATGCTATTGATGATATAATGGATTTCGGTTCAAAGAATACATCTTTTTCAAAGACTATAAATATTGCAGGTAATTCTACAAATAACAGAGTATTTGGATTTGTATTTGATTTAGGTAATGCTAACTTTACAGATGACACATTGCCTAATGTTAATTATAATTATAATGCTGCAAAGGCTGCACAATGTAGAATCTTTATAGATAAAATACAGGTGTTTAAAGGCACATTAAGAATATTAGAAATTATTGTAGATGGAAAAGCTATTGAATATCAATGTTCTGTATTTGGGGAGTTAGGCGGTTTTATAACTGCATTAGGAAATAAAAGATTAGCAGGTAATGATAACCCTACTGATGATTTAAATTTTGAATCTTATAATCATACGTTTACGGAAGCAAATATAACTGCTAGTTGGGAAGTATCAGGAGCAAGGGGAACTAACAATAGTTCAGGATATGGTTCAGGGTATTACTACCCATTAATAGATTATGGAACATATAGAAGTGCAAATAATAGAGATTACAATGTAATGACATTTAGACCTGCATTATTTGTTAAAGAATATTTAGAAAAGATTTTAGCAGATAGTGGATATAGTTACGAATTCCCATTGTTAAATACAGAGGCTTTTAAAAGATTAATTATTCCACATAATCAAAAGGTACTATCTACTACTAGCAATGTGCAATTAGAAGCTACCCCTGATATATATACTTACACAGGTACAGGAACTTTAATTAGTTTATTTTGTACTGCTAGTTCATTAGGTAACTTTACTTTAGGTAGTGGTTATATTTTTACATACACAGGCGCAACTAAGGTAATGAATTTAGATTTGCGTGTTTATGGGTTATGGGAAATTGGTAATATAGCTACTTTAAATGTAAGAAAAAATGGTGTTATCATTGGAAGCTATTATATAGGTTCAGGGTTTTCAACAAAATACTTTAATGCTAATATTAACTTAACAGGTGTAACATTTAATACAAGTGATACACTAATTATACAAATGGAATGGTCAGGTTCTGCAGCTTATAAATTAAATGTACTTGCAAATAGCACATTAAGTTTAACTACTACAAGTGCAGATATTGTGCCTATTAATTATAATGAAGCAGTTAAATTAAATAGTGCAATACCTAGAGGGATATTCCAAAAAGATTTCTTTTTAAGTATTTGTAAGATGTATAATCTTTATGTCTATGATGATATATTTAATGATAAAAAGATTTATATAAAACCATACATTGACTTCTACCCAACGACAAGTGCTAATGCTTTAGATTGGTCTGAAAAAATAGATAGGTCTAAGCCATTAAGTATCAAGCCAATGAGTGAATTAAATGCAAGGTACTACCAATATAAATACAAAGATGATTCAGACAATTACAATGAAAACTATAAAAAGAAATATAATCAAAACTATGGCGATAGGTTATATGATACTAATTATGATTTCAGTAAAGATACAGAATCACTTGAAGTAATATTTGCATCAAGTCCATTAGTACAGATAACAGGAGAAGATAAAAGAGTAACGCAAATATTGAAGCTATCTGATAATAATACTAAAGAACAACAAATGGATAGTGTTATTAGAATTATGCAAGTTCAAAAAATAACAGGAGTACATAGTTGGCATATACATAAACAAAATGGTAGTGGAAACTTGCATACAGGAACATATTATGGATATGCAGGACATTTACATTTTAATGGTAGTGGAGTTCCTGACCAAGATATAAACTTTGGTGCGCCAAAAGAAATATATATAACTACAACATCATATCCAACTGCTAATCTATTTAATGTATACCATAGCGAATATATGGCTGAAATAACAGATAAAAATAGTAAGCTATTAACCTGTTCTGCCTTACTAAATACTTTAGATATTAACAACCTAGACTTTAGTAAATACATTTGGATAGATGGTGTACTGTTCAGATTAAATAAAATAGAAGGATATAATCCTATGGAATACACTACAACGAAAATAAGTTTATTAAAAGTAATTGAAATATCATACTAATGGCAGAGAATTTAGATTTAAATATTAATATTGAGACAAAAGGCACAGAAGTAATTGGCATTCTTAGAAAAGAAATCAAAGAGGCTAATGGGGAGTTATTAAAAGCCCAAGCACTTTATGGCGATTATTCTAAAGAAGCAATTAATGCTGCACAAAAAGTTGCGCTATTAAAAGATAAAATACAAGAAGCTAGGGAAACATCAGACTTGTTTGACCCTGGAAAAAAGTTTCAAGCACTTACAGGAAGTTTAACTGCAGTAGCAGGTGGATTTGGAGCAATACAAGGTGCTATGGCTTTATTCGGTGTTGAAAGTGATAATGTACAAAAAGCATTATTAAAAGTAAATGCTGCAATGGCTTTATCACAGGGATTGTCTACAATTAAGGATAGCGCAAAAGATTTTGAAAGATTAGGTAGTATGATTAAACTTACTACTTTTTATCAACAAGCTAATAATGCAGTAAATGTAATAGCTACTAGAATAATGACCTTATTAGGCATTTCTGTAAATACTACTTCAGTTGCTTTTACTAGATTAAAAATTGCTATAGCTGCTACAGGTATTGGATTACTTATTGCAGGTATTGCATTAGCGGTTACGGCATTTGAAAATTTTGCAGGTGCAGCTGAAAAAGCTGAAGAAGCACAGAAAAAATTAAATAAACAAATACAAGATGGTGCAAAGGTTCAACTTGAAGGAGAAATTGCATCACTAGATAGACAAGAAAAACTTGAAATTGCTAAGGCAAAATTAAAGGGAGCAACTGAAGAAGAAATATTTAAAATAGAGCAAAGTTATAGAAAGCTAAAAATTGAGGCGCAACAAAGATACGTTAATGAAATTGCTAATATAGATGCTAAAGCTGCAGCAGATACACAAAATGCAATAAATAATGCAGCAAATGATGCAGAGGTAGCAAGACTAGCTGAACAAAAAAGAATACAGGATAACAAAATTCAAAATGCTATTGAGACTATTGAATTTCAAACGCAAAAAGAATATGATGGGGAAATAAAAAAATATGAAATTTTAAAAGCATTAAGAGACAAACTAGGAAGGCAAGAAGTTATTGATTATAAAGAATTAGCTAAATTAAGGAATGAGCAAAAAGAAGCTGATGAAAAAGAAATTGATGATAGGGTTACTAATATAATGTCAAATGGTTTAGCTAAAAGAACGCAAAGACAACTAGACCAATGGGAAATAGATGCACAAAGGGATAAGGAATTTAAAAAGGCGCAATTAGATGCAGAGTATTCATTACAAGATGCTAAGTTTGAAGCGGTTTCTGCAGGTATTAATTTATTGGCTACATTAGCAGGTAAAAGTGAAGTTATAGCAAATACATTATTTGTTATTGATAGAGCATTAGCAATTGCTCAAATAGTAGTTAATACACAAAGAGAAATTGCGGCTATTGCTGCAGCCAATGCGCCTTTAGGGGTAGCAGGTATTCCTATAACTGCATCACAAACTTTAGCTGCGAAAATAAGAGCAGGTGTTGGAATAGCTACTGTTGCTGCTACAAGTATTGCTAAATTTAAAAATGGTGGTGGAGGTGCTTCTGCAGGTATGCCTTCAGTTGGAGGTGCTGCACCAATAACACCACAATTACCAATAGCACAAACTACTAACCTAAGCCAACAGACAATTAACGACATTGGCAATCAGGCAGTAAGGGCATATGTAGTTGAAAGTGATATTACAAGCAGTCAAGAAAGAATAACTGCAATAAGACAAAGAGCAAGATTTAGTTAATATTTAAAAAAAATATATTTATGAGTATGGAATTACCTTTATATATGTTGGAAATATCTGATGATTTAAATGATGATGCAGAGGTGCAGTTCGTTTCATTAGTAGATAGACCTGCCATTCAAAAGAATTGGAATGCATTTAAAAATGAACAGAAGTTTCAAATTATTAGTGAAGATAAGCGTATTATCAGTGGTTGCGCTATGTTGGCTGATACTCCTATTTTTAGAAGCGATGCTTCTTTTGGGGATTACTATGTTGCTTTTTCTAAAGACACTATTACAAAGATTGTTCAGAAATACTTTAAAAAAGGCTATCAGAACAATGTTAACCTAATGCACGACCCTAATCAAATTGAGACAGGGGTTACAATGTTTGAAAGTTTTATTAGTGATAAATCTAGGGGTATTGAACCAATGAAAGGTTTTGAAGATGCGCCTGATGGCAGTTGGTTTGTATCTATGCTAGTAGAAAATGATGAGGTATGGGATAAGGTTAAGCAAGGTATGGTTAATGGATTTTCTATTGAAGGGATATTTAACTATGCTCCTAAAGTAACAGAAGAAGAAGTTAAAATGCAAAGAATCAAAGACATATTATGTCAGGTTGATTTTTAAGTGATAAATATTAATAATTATAAACATTTAAATAAAAAGAAAAATGAACACAAAAGAAGCATTATTGCAAATAAGAGCCTTATTTGAAAATATGCCACAAGTTGTTGAGCCTGTTGCTCCTGTTGCTGAAGTAGCACCTGAAGTAACTAAGGTAGAAATGGCTGAATATTCTTTAGTAGATGGAACGAAAGTTATGATATCTTCTTTAGAAATTGGTGGTATGGTTACATTAGAAGATGGTACTCCTGCTCCTGTAGGTGAGCATCAATTAACGGATGGTACATCTATTACAGTTGATGAATTAGGTGCTATCGTAGAAATTGAATCACCTAAGTCTGATGTTGTAGAAGAAGAACCTGTTGCACCTGCTGCACCTATTCCTCCTGCACAAGACACAACTGCAATGATTGCAGAATTAAAGGAAGATTACGAAAAGAAAAAAATGGAATTAGATGCGAAGATTGCTGAATTAGAGAGCAAAGTAAAACAAGGTTTTGCACAAGTAGCTGAATTAGTAGAAGCACTTTCAAACACCCCAACTGCAGAGCCTACTCAAAAAGCAGCAAACGCATTTCAATCTTATGTAACTACTAATGATAGCAAGTACGAAAGATTAGAGAAATATAGAAACGCAATTTTAAACAAATAAATTAATAAACAATGGCATTTTCAGTAAGCACATTAGCGAACTATACAAAAGAGAACGAAGCACAATTAGTTACTTCTTCAGTATTAGGCGCAAAAACTGCAGCTTTAATTAAAAGCGCAGGTAACGTAATGGTTGGTGTAAAGTCTGCAGAGACAATCAACATTATGGATACAGATGCATTTTTCCAAGCAGGTGGTACTTGTGGTTGGAACGCATCAGGTACAACTTCTTTCACACAAAGAACTGTAACAGTTGGTAAAATCAAAGTACAAGAGGCTTTATGTCCTAAGACATTAGAATCTAAGTATTTACAAAAGGCTTTACCTACAGGTTCTCAGTACGATTCAATTCCTTTTGAGCAAGAATTTTCTGACAAGAAAGCAAAGACTATTGCTTCTCAATTAGAGAGTGCAATTTGGCAGGGTGATACTGCATCTGCAAACGGTAACTTAAACAAATTTGATGGTTTAATCAAATTGATTGGTGCTGCTTCAGGTGTTGTTGATGCAAACGTATCAGGATTTATTTCAGGTGCGCCTTTAACAGCTATCAATGCTTCTAACGTAATTTCTTTATTTGATGGTGTATACAGAGCAATTCCTGCTAAAGTAGTAGCTGCAGAAGATATGGTTATCGTTTGTGGTATGGATACTTTCAGAACTTACACTATTGCATTGAAGAACGCTAATATGTTCAACTATGCATTTGATGGTAAGGCAGATTCTGAATTTGTACTTCCTGGCACTTCAATTAAAGTAGTAGCTTTACAAGGTCTTAACGGAACAAATGATGTTTACGCAATGCGTTTAAGCAACTTGTTCTTAGGTACAGATTTATTGAATGAAGAAGAAAAGTTTGAAATCTTCTTTGCTAAAGAAGCTGATGAAGTAAGATTTGCTGCTGAATTTAAAATGGGTGTGAACGTTGCATTCCCTGATGAGATTGTAAAGGTAACTATCTAATTATAAAGGGGAGTTGAAATATACTCCCCATTTTTTAAAACAATAAAATAATATATTATGCCGTGCGCATTAACACAAGGATATACCTTAGATTGCCGTGATTCACTAGGTGGTATTACGGAAGTTTATTTTATTGCAAGTTCAGATGTAACATCTACAACCGAAGCTAGTGGTGTAATTACTGCATTAGTAAAGGCTGCAGGTAAAAGATTCTATAAATACGAATTAACAAAAGGAACATCAATGTTTACAGAGAATGTGGCATCAAATGTTCAAAATGGTACTTTGTTTTTCACACCTGAATTAACAATAATTTTAAATAAATTACAAGCAAATACAAGAAACGAAATCTTGTTATTGGCGCAGAACAGACTTGTAGCAGTTGCAAAAGATAATAATGGTAAGTTTTTCTACTTAGGTAAAACTAGAGCATTAGATTTGACTGCAGGAAATGCAACATCAGGTACTGCTGAAGGTGATAGAAGTGGTTACACTTTGACTTTTACAGGTGCAGAACCTGCATTAGCACCTGAAGTAAATAGCACAGTTGCTGCTGCACTTACAACTGCAGGATAAAAGTTTGTAGTTTTTCATAGTTTAGTTCCCCTACCCTTAAACAAGGTGGGGGTTTTTATTTTGTAAATATTTATATAATTGCTATTTATAATTGATGATACATTTAACTAAAGGCGAAACTAATACTATTGTTATGACATTAACTGAAAAGCAGTTATTGACTAACCCTAATTATTTATTTGTGTTCACGAATAGGAGTAGTAATAATGTCATTAAATTCGTAGTATTAAACGCAGCAGATACAAGTTTATACAAAGACAGATTCAATCAGTTTAGCATAGTTACAAATACTAAGTTTAAAAGCGCATTAGAAGGTCAGTACACATACGAAATATACGAACAAGCAAGTACTACCAATTTAGATATTACAGGCTTAAACAAGTTAGAAACAGGGATTATGTGGCTTTCAGGTATAACCTTGACATATAACCAATATACAACAACAGACACTTATACAATTAGACAATGATAGATTTAAGAGTATTAACATTCGCAGAAGCTAGACAACCTGAATTCAAAGAGAAAAAAGGTATTGATGGCGGTTACATTAAATATGGCGAAAACAACGACTATCCTGAATACATAGTAGATTTATATAATAAATCATCTAAGCATAGTGCCATTATTAAAAGTAAGGTACATTATATTACAGGCAATGGTTGGTCAGGTCAGCCTGATGCACAGGCATTCATAGACAAGGCAAATAGAGTTGAATCTTTGTATGATTTAACTAGAAAAGTATCTTTAGATATTGAAATTTTTGGTGGTGCATTTTTAGAAATCATTTGGGATTTATCAGGTAATCTTGCAGAGATTTGGCATTGTGATTACACAAAGATGCGCACAAATAAAGATAATACGCAGTATTGGTATAAAGAAGATTGGAAGGATAACAAGGTAAAACCTGAAGTAATTAATGCATTTAATCCTAAACAACCTGTAGGTAAGCAGATTTTATACGTTAAGGAATACAGACCTAACATTGGTATCTATGGATTGCCTTCATACTTTGCTGCTTTAAACTATATTGAATCTGACATTGAAGTATCTAAGCATATCTTAGGAAATGCACAGACAGGGTTTTCTGCTAGTAAACTTATTACTTTACCAAATGGTGAACCTAATGATGAAGAAAAGCGTAATGTAGACAATAGAATTAGAAAAACCTATAGCGGTGCAGATGGCAAAAAGTATATGATTGCCTTTGTTAATGACATATCTAGAAAGCCTGTTATTGATGATTTAGGTACAAGTGATTTAACAAAAGAGGATTTTGGTAAGATAGATGAATTGATTCAAACTAATATTTTTAGTGGACATCAGGTAACTACCCCTTCAATTATGGGTATTGCTGAAGCAGGTAAGCTAGGAACAAGAACAGAAATGCGTGATGGTTATGAAATATTTAAGAATACTTATGTGAATGCTAAACAAATGCATTTAGAAAGTATCTTTAATATGTTAGCTAAATTAAAAGGGGTAACAAGCGAAATTAAGATTATTCCTACAGAACCAATAGGTATTGAATTTAGTGAGGCTACAATAGCAGCTAATGCGCCTAAAGAATGGATATTAGAAAAGATTGGTATTGATATGACTAAATATGCTCCTGCTGCAGATGCTGCTGCACCTGTACAGGAATTGTCAGTTAATGAGCATATCAAAGGTTTAAAAGGTCGTGAGTGGCAAAATATGCAGCGCATCATTCGTGAGTTTTCTAAAGGTAAAATAAACAGAGAACAAGCTACTGCAATGCTTAAAACAGGATATGCTTTAAGTGATGAGGAAGTGAATCTATGGTTAGGAGCAGAATTAGATGCTGAATTTGCAGCGCAAGACTTTAGCGTATTTTACGAGTTTGGAGAAAGTCAAGATGCATACAATGTATGGAAATCAAAAAAACGTTTTAGCGAAGAATCAGACTTTCATATGTTTGCAGATGTCAATCAATTAGAATCTGACATTCTAGACCAAATTGCAAAGCAAAAGGATATTACACCTGAAGTATTAGCAGAGGTTTTAGATGAAAGCGTAGATACAATTAATACTATTTTAAGAGACCTAGAAGAAAGAAAAATATTAAAGGTTAGCGAAGAAAAAATAGGGAAGGGAATAAATAGCAATATCATTATTTCTAGACAGTTAGTACAACCATTAAGCAAGACAGTTGGTAATGTAAAACCACAGACTACTGAAATTTTAGTAAGATATTCTTATGATTGGAAATCAGGATTTAGTGATTCAGATTTATCAAATAGCAGACCATTTTGCAAAGAATTAATTAGAGCAAAAAAGCTATATAGTAGAAGCGACATAGAACAAATTTCAGCAAGATTAGGATACTCTGTTTGGGATAGAGCAGGTGGTTGGTGGACAATGCCTAGCGGTGAGCATAGCGAATCTTGCAGACACGAGTGGAAAACAAACATAGTTACAAGAAAAAAATAATAAGATGTCATTAAATACATTATTCATATCGGTACAGAGTATTAAAGATAGAACAGGTCTACACGCAAATGTGGATGAAAAATTAGTTTTACCTGAAATCAAGACTGCACAGGATATGTATATTTTACCTGCATTGGGTAGTACATTATATAACAGATTACAAGATGGAGTTAATAACTGCACCTTAAATATGGATGAACAAGGTTTATTAGATAACTATGTTACTGATTGCCTTATTTATTATGTTATGAGTGAACTGCCTATGGGGTTATCATATCAGTTTTATAACAAAGGATTGCTTCGCAAAGGTGGGGACAATCAAGAAAACCCATCAATGCAGGATATGATTGATGTGGCAAACAGATACAGGACTAGAGCAGAATTTTATAAGCAAAGATTGATTAAATATTTAAGACAGAACAACACAATGTTCCCTGAATATTTAAACTTTACAAGTGGTATAGATACAATAATTCCTGATTTAGAAGGTTATACAACTTCACTTTATTTAGAAGATGATTGTGCTTGTTGGGATAAAAAACCTTTATCAGAAAAATATCAAGGTAAAATAGGCTGCTAATATGAGCAAAGAAGCAAATATTAAAAATCAAAATAAGCTAAAA